TTTTGTGAATTTAACCTTCATAATTAAATCACAACTATCCAATTCCAATTCAACACTCACTACCTTATATTCATCAAATGCGATATCATTTATTCTATACATAGATTAGTTCATTGTTGAACCTGATGGTGGTATTGGTGGACACCAATCAATTAAAGGTATTGTTTTTACCCACTCATTTTGTGGATAAATTGAACCATCAATTTCTTGTGTTGATATAATCCAATTTGATACACAATCTTGAATTGGATTAAAATACCAATCTTCTTGGACCAATTGTCCATTTAAAGTTTCTTTTTCTGTTGTTGTTAATATTCCTACTTTCATAATTTTAATTTGTTCTTGAAATGGCGTTAGCCCAAGTTTTAATTGCTGTTGTTAATGTTGCTGCTTCAGTACCTGATAAACCTGATGATAAGAATGTAAATCCTTGTCCTCTTGGTGAATAATTTTTTATAACACCATTTTCATTTTCAGCACCAATTACTAATTGAGCACCATCTGGTGTTGACGATGTTCTTGTTGCTGTTTGAACTAAACTACCCTCTGCGTATAAATCAAATGTGGTTGAACCAGTCCTACTTTGAACAAATGTTGATACTTGATTACCTTGACTTGTAAAACTATCTGCACCTGTATTATTAAGAGCCATTCTTGGTCTTTCAGCACTACTGAAATATGGACTGAAATAATATCTAACAGAACTACCACCCATTGCTCCAATATCTGTTCCACTCGGGTCTGGTGCTGTAGTTGTTAACAATGCTCCAACAGCACTACTGTTTTGACTACCAAATTGGTTTGGTGCTCCATTTAAAATACTACCATAAGCATTTGTTCCGTTTGGTTTAGAACCACTTAATAAACTAAAAGTCCAACCACCATTAAAGGTAATTGTATTTGCGGTTGATTTGGCATTCAATGCGTGTGATGCTGATACACCACCTAAATGTGGATAAAACGCATACATCTTACTATACAAATCAGTTGAGATAAGTGATGTAAATAATGTTCTTGTTGCTGCTGATATTGTTGAACTTAAAGTTCCACCTGCGGCAACAACCCTATTTAAATAATCGTCTGCTTGGTTTGTATAAACACCTCTACCAATAGTGGTATTAAAGTCGTTAATTATATTTGATAAAATATATGATTCACCACTTGTTAATCCTGAACCAACAAATGTAAATCCATGTGCTCTTGTTGAATATGCATTAAATGGAACACCATTATCATTACCTGTAGCAATAAACATATCTTTTGTTGATGGTGTTAATGAATTTGATGTTCCACTAACTGCAAAAACTCCGTTGTAATATGTATATTGATTTGTTGATTCAGTTCTTGACGCAATAAACATACCACGAGTATCACTTATTAGATTTGCTCCTCTAACAGGAGTGGAAGCATTCACCTTTGTATATGGTGAATAAGTTCCATCCAAATAAGCCATCATCAATGATTCACTACCACTACTTGTTGTATATGAATCCATATCAATATTACCAGTAGTATTATTTGTTAAACAATAAAAACCAAGTGAACCGTCATTTTGTGTTGAATATACAGATGGTGCACAACCATTTAATACCCCGTATCCATTTGTTCCATTTGGGTCTGAACCACCACCATTTGTAAATGTCCATCCACCATTAAATGTTATTGAATTAGCGTTTGGTGATTTACCATTAACTCCGTGTGATGCTGATGTTCCACCAATGTGTGGATAAAATGCATATATTTTGTTCCATAAATTATTCGTAAATAATGAATTGAACATTGTATATGTTGCGGCTGATATAGTTGAACTCAATGTTCCACCAGTTGTTACAACCTTATTTAAATAAGTTGTTGCTTCAGCAAAACCTGGTGTTGGTGGTGTTGAACTTGGTGTAGGTGTATTAGTCGGTGTACTTGTTAAGGTTGGAGTAATACTTGGAGTAGGTGTTAAACTACTTGTTGGTGTAGGTGTAACCGTATTTGTAGGGGTAATAGTTGGTGTAGGAGTCAAACTACTTGTTGGTGTAACCGTCATTGTTGGGGTTACACTCGGTGTTGGTGTTGGACTAACCGCTGGTCCACTTGAAGGTTGTGGTACATTCATTAAGATACCACCAATCCAAACATTTCCTCCACCCTGTCTTGAACCTGGTGGATAAATCATATCATTGATTTTTGGTTGTCTTCTTGGTGCTTGGTATGGTCGTAATTTCATATATGATAAATATAATATCGGCTTATGAAAATGGGGAGTGTTTAACCCCCCATATTTCAAGGTTTTAATTAAGATTGGAAAGTGAAACCACCCGCAGTGAATACTGCTTGAATAGTAGTTGTAACTTTTACCTGTCTGATTGAGGTTGGTTCTCCACCAGAAATTGTGATTGCTGTTGCTCCGTTCAAGTCGGTGTAAGCCTGACCTGTGTTCAAAGAACCTGCTGTAACGAGTCCACCATTATCCAAGAACACAATCCAATAATTATTGTTGTTGTCCTCAATTAATGCTGTGATTGAATTTTGAGATACCATATCCACGAACGCATCCCTTAAAGATGTTTGTAGTTTAGGTAAGTTTACCACGATTTCAGGTTGGAAGGTTACCGATTGACTGGTTGTGTTGATTCCAAGTGTTTCACTTAAAGAACCTGCTTGCTTTGGCAATTGGAATTGAAACCAAGTGCCTGTGCCACTAATCGCGGATACTTCTGAATTAGTTACTGTATAACCTGTGATTGAGTTTCCTGAACCTCCAAGCAACCACATGGTTTTGATACCACCGCTGCTGTTTGTTCTGCAATCAAGAGTATAGCCAGTAGATATATAACATGCTGCCATAATTTTGTTTTTTAGTTTTTTTTAATTTATTTTATGTGTTGTTTGGTTGTCTCGTTTCTTTTCCATAACTTTGTATTGTAATAGAAAGGAGAAAAACAACCAAACAGACACTAATGATTATTTACATATCGCAAATGAAGCTACATCAAATACACCCAAACCGTATGTTACATGTGCTTGGATTTTTACGATGTCCTCAAATGGGTCGTAGATTGATTTAACTGTCATAATCTCGCTGTTCATTCCGACCATGTAGTAAGAGCTTGGACCTGCGTAGTATGCAGATACACCATCAAGCCCCACAGTTGGGATAATTTTGACATTTGTGCCAGGTAGCATCAAGCTCCACTCTTCACCGATAGCTGCGTTAGCAGAATCCATAGTGAATAGGTTTACGAAACTGTTGTTTCTCATGCTAGACACAAGACCGCGGTAGTTAGCGTATGAACAATAGATAGCTAAATCATCCAAGTGTAATACATTTGAAGGAATTGCTTCGTAGATTCGTGTAAAGACATCAAGACCATTAGCTGCTGTAGCCGCGCTGTAGCTAATTTGTGTAGCTCCGTTGCCTGATGTAATTAGCGCTGCAACTCCGTTAAAACAAGCGTTGTTGTAGATTGTTCCACCTGTTGCAGTTGTGTTCTGCCAAAGTTGTTTTTCAACTTGGTTAGCAATTCTGTTTGAAATATCTGTTAAGATTGTTTCTTCAAACGGAACACTTTCTTGGAAGTTTGAATTAGTTAATGACTGCGACAAATAGCTATCATAGAGTGAATATGGGCAAAGCTGCTGGTTCACTTTCTTGTTACATAAATCTACAGTAACCAAGTTTTGTACTGTGTCACCTGTTGGGTCAAATCCGCATGACAAGTCCTGCAAGATTACATCGTTTGTTACAAAACCTACTTTTTCAGTTGTTCCTTTTAAGTTTGGTCTGATTGTAGCGTACTTTGGAAGGGTTAATCCCAAGATAGCCTTAATCAACATGTCAGAACCGTATGAATTATATGTAGGTAAATTTGATAAGTCATAGTTAAATGACATTTTTTTCTTATTTTCCATTTTTTTAATTATTAGTTTTTAGTTTATTATTTTCTTAATGATTTAATTAAATCCAATTTGTAATCAGAAAATGATTCAGTATAAGATTTCTTTTCTTCTACTGCTACTCTTTCTGGTGACTTTTTGAATGTATCAAAATCGGTTTTTAATGAGTTTAACTCTGTTTTGAATTTTCCGTTCATAGAACCAACCAATTCAAGTAGGTTGTTAATTGACAATTTAATATCTTCAATGTCTTTTGAAAAATCTGTATTCATCATTTCTGGTTTTTCCATTTCCTCAACATTTTCTCTTTGAGTAATTTTACCGTCTAATACTTGAATCCTAATTTTTACTTCGTTTCCACTGGTGTCCTTTAAGGTTACCTGATGTTCTCCGTTAGGTGCTGGTTCTTTACTACCATCTTCCTTAACCAAAAATACATCTTCACCAACATCAAAAGTATTTGATTCAAGGGTTTGTCCTTGTGAATCTTTTGCTTCCGTGTAGTCCATCATTTTACCTGCTTCCTGTTCAACCTCTGCGTCATCACCACCATCTTTTTTAGATACGGCAATAATTACTGATTCTGAATCAAGTGTTATAACAACACCGTCTCTTGTTTCGTGTGAACCTTCGGGTGCTGGTGCAAGTGTGGATTCTTTTACAATATAAAGAGATTGACCTGGTTGAAAATCTTCATCTTCCATGTTGTTTGTTACCTCTGTGGTTCCATCAACAAGGAAAGTAGATTTAAAGGTCTCTTTCTTAAATTGTAATCCTAACATTTTTACGATATTATCTATTGCTTGTGCTGCGTTCATAATTTTAATCGTTTATTTGTTTTATTATGTTTATGATTTCTTGTAATAAATATTCATCATTATTTTGAGCAGAAAAGTTCATAATAAAGTTTCCCTCAACAGAAAACCCTTTTACCTTACCCTTCTTGATGAACTCATTCCAAATGTAATCTCCTTCTTCTGTGTCCAATACCTTGAAACCTCCCATCCAAGTTCCCATTGGTACATTGTCCTTTGAAAAACCTAATTGGTATGCTTTATCTGAATCACCCGATACTATCCAACTTTCCACCATAACTACTGAATCAATTTTGTTTTCAGTGTGTTCATAGTTTGTCTTGTCTAATCTCTTTTCAATCATATAAAGATTTTGGATTTTTTCTATAACTTGTGGTGTAAATTTAACAAAGTATTTTTCACCATCATCAGATAATCTTGGTATTAGAATATTTGGTATCATTAGTGGTGAATACACCATTCTTTTTTCATCATCAGATTTGAATCCCATTTTGGACATTCCCTGTTGTGATATGATGTATGCTACCTCACTCTTTCTTTTTGTTTCAGGTGAATAATAACCACTATTCGGTAATTGTTTTGGTGGTATACCAGGTGTTCCCGTTACCATGCCTTGGTCTGATACAACATCACCTTGAACCAAGTATTTATGCCACGCATGAATGCAATTTGGACCTCCTTTGTATAACCACTTTGAATATGGTTGTCTTTCATGTCCAAACTCTGTATTCGTGTTTCTTAATAAATCTATTTCCAATCTACGGAAATATCTACCTTCAATTGAAGTACAGAAATCTCTATCAGGTGAACCTGACAATACCCTTTCATACTTGAAGTAGTTTGTTGGGTTTCTGTGGTTTCTTCTTTTTATTTCTTGTTCTGTTGCTCCCCTTAATGAACCAACAATAGCTTCAAACTTTTCATAGTCATTTTCCTTTAAGAAATATAAGTTTTTAACAACCTCAATTTCTTCTGGTGAATACTCATCAACACCAAAGTCCTGTTCCATTTTTTCAGGGTGTATTTCACAACCCATATAAACGGTGTTACCGTCTTCATCTGTGTGTGAATGGTGTCCTGAACATCCGTGTTGTGTATTACCATATAACTCTGCTTCCTGTGGTGTGGTAAACACTGGTTCCCCATCAATGAATCCAATCATTGTAAAGTCCTGTTTCTTATCCACAAATTCATCTAAACAAGGACACATAAACTGAATACCAACACGACCCAATGAATCTATTACATCTTCATTGTTGTCATAGTGTTTATCAATTCTTAACTCCTTAATCTTTTGTATCTTCAATCTATTTGAACCTGTTGCAAATACCTTACTATGGGGTATTCCAAGTTCATCCGCAAGTGGATACATTGTTTCTTTATTACTCCTTGCGGAAATGATATACACATTTGAACCTGATTGTAATTCATACAACGCAAGTCCACGACCTCTTGGTGTGTTTAATGTATCATCATAATCAAAACTGACATTTTGTCCGATGGAGTATTCATCTGCTTCTGAATTACAAATGGCATAGGCTTGTTCGGGTGATTTACCTTCATTGGTAATTAG